TTAAATAAAATCCAAGTATGATATCCAATTAATTTACCATCATCTCGAATAGTTAGAATTTCTAACATATTTTTATTTTCCATAAGTCTAAATTGATCAACATTTAGATTATGGTTAATTACATCTTGGCGTTCAGAAACTTCTTTATGGTGTTCATCAAATAAAGGATATGCGTCTTTTAAAAATGATGAAACGGTTTCTTTTTGGTATGATATCATCTAGGTATACTAATGCAAAAAAGGCCTATTATACGCCCTATTGACGCTGTCTACCATTCACAATTAAACTAAATTGGTGTGCCCAATCTTGCCAATTATCAAATAATTCCGGGTTGGGGAGTGGGTAACTGGAAAATACTGGTAGTTGAGCCATATTATTTGCTGTATGCTTCCAATTAGCTTCATCCGTATGTGGTATGGGTTGACCACTATAAAACAAAATAATATTCCCATTAAAATCATTCCATGTTGAATATGCTGGAATATATGGAAAATACTGATTAAATCGCGTAACTGAAGCGCTATTAGCCATTATGGCCTTTCATCACCAAATTCAGCAGTCACTAATAATCGACCCATTTCATAATTACCATCAACTTCATTAGAAGCAAATTGAAGTCTATTTTCACGATTCTCTACACGTAAGTCAATCTTATCTGTACTTGTTGTAATAGTATAAGGACCTGAATTAGATATAGGACCATTGGCAAAAGGCTTACCAATAATGTTCATGGTTAAATTACCACCTTGCACAAAGTCTGGTTCAATACGTCTTAAATGCATTCTTCTATTAATACCTGGCGTACCTTGACCTGATGGTGATCCACCAACCCAGCTTAAATCGCATGTCGTAAAACTTGCTGGAATTGCTGATTCCGTAGTAAATGATACCTTATTTAAACCAACCTCATGTTGCCAAATTGCATATCCACCACTAATAGAATAAAATACTGTATTGGCTGCAGGTGATCCACCAGTGATAGGACCATTTACAGTAATAAGTGTAACACCGCCGGTTGCTTCTAATGTTGTATTAAAAATATGTATGCTAGTATTAATTTGATACTTAGCAGCGGCTGTATTTGAGTTACTAAAAGTTACATAACTACCTGGCATGAATGTTGTAGTTACATCACCTAATGTATAAAATTGAGATGTTGTAGGAGCTGATTGGCCTGATGGAGTAGCACTTACTGTATATCCTCGGCTATAGATTACATTGTAATTCCAATCACCCCAAATAGGTGTTGGGAAAACTTCTGTAGTATATCCAGATGATCTTTGAGCACCCTCTGCCTGACCAGCATCATACCAAATCTTATCTTTTGTATTGTAGATAATAGCATCAGTACATTCTGTATTTGTGCCACGTGGATAGAAGAACCAGATCTCATTGTATCTTGGTACTTTTGTAGCCCATACTTTTTGGCGTTGAGTATAATTTAAATTATTAAATAGCCAGTTTACATTCTTATCATTTGGTAATACTTGAACAACACCATTGTATACATAGAATCGGTCAACACCCATCCAGTAATAAGCGCCATCCATTTCAACTACGGCGCTGGATGACATAATGGATATCTCACTTGACACAATGTCGTACTGCCAATATGTAGGTGGATTATTAACAAATGACACACGAATCAAACTATCAGTCGCCCAGAATAATCCTGAAGGAGCTACTGTACCGCCACGAACTGGCATACCTTTTACTATTTTACCAGCGGCTAAGTTGACCTGATTGGCAAGTGGGCCATTCCAGTCTGTGAGTACTTGATTATTATAGACAGAACTTACATGGTTATTAGCAATGTATCCGTTCTCGCCATAAACAAATATAAATGGGTGAAGCACACAAACTCCACCATTTACTGAAATAGGTTGAAATGTAGGGGATGTTCCGCTTGTATCAGCAAGAACAGTAAATGTCCATTGATTAGATGAATTAGGTACAGTGGATCCAACATAGACTGGTGATGGAGTACCGTTATCAATGTTAGCTAAGTTAAGACCGGGGTGGGCTAATAGATTTAATGTGCCACCTTGTACACTATATTGATAGTCAAATTGCCACAATAAATTTGCGCTTGGCGCAAAACTAACGTTATCTAACCACACATTTGAGACAGAATTTGCGCCTCCCGCAATAGGCGTTGTTAGCGTGACTGTAGTTGTATTAGATACGTTATTGTAAGAGCTTGTAGAAACACTGTATGTGACTGGATTAGTATTTTGATTAAAAATAACTGTAGCACCAGTATTAAATACAGAAGTTAAACTTTGAGCATTACCATTGGAAGCTGTATAAGATATGGTAAATGTATTTGAGGTATTATTTGCAACAGTAAATTTTGAATACCCTGCCTCTAATAATGCATTAAACGGACCCGCACCAGATCCAAAGTTTTGTCCTGTTGCAAAAACATCTAAACCATTTTGGTTTCCTGCAAAAACATAGTTAACTCCATTATAGGAGTTCATTACCATGCCACGAGGCACACCATTAAATGTAGCAAAAAGCTGAGTATAACCACCTATTTTTTTAGGGCGGCCACGTTGGAATCTATTCCAAACGCCATCAGTACATTCTTTAGATTCAAATATAGTACCGTCTCGTTTGACACCCGGATCAACAACTAATGTATAAACTTGACTATACTGTTGAGGTGCCTGAGCTTGTTGTTGCTGTTGATCAGCCACTTAGAATACTCCGCCAGTAATTCCGCCTACTGCTGTTAATGTTCCAGTAGCTGTTACTGAGGCTGGTGTGCTAATTTGAGGAGATAATGTATTAGTATTATTAAATAACATAATTTCATTACCATTTGCAGTAACACCTAAAATACTGGTTCCTGCTAAATAAAGACCTGTTGTCGTATCATTAATAAATGAAAATGATGGGACAGCTGCGGATCCATTAGGTGCGAAAAGAGAAGATACCGTGGATTGTGTAATGATAAAGAATACACCACCATCAGTAACTAAAGATACAACTTGCCCTGGAGTCAATGTAATGTTTGGCGATGAACTTCCAGATATTGCAAATTTAAGATTATAAGATGTTGTTGTTGTATCATTAATCAATACATAGAACTGTGTAATGTTTGGTAATGTGATTGTTAATGTGCTTGTTCTTGTGTTAGCCAAATTAACATACGTTTGAATCATTGGAGCACTAGCAACTAAACTATATGCATTACCACTAATACTATCTACGTCATAAGATGCAGCAGATAAGGTAATGTTTGTAGGAGATGTCCAACCTACAGTAAAGAAGTTATTTGAGTTAGCATCAAATATAATCATTCCAGAATCACCTGGATTGGTCACTATGTTTGATACGCCATTAATGGTAGATGGACTATTTGGTAAAATGGTAAGAGATCCTGTACCATTGTTTCTAAAATTAGCATACCATCCTGGTGTGATTGATGCGTAAGAAGGTAGTGTAAATGTACCAGCGCCTGCAGTCCAAACATAAGTTGATGCACGGCTATTATTAGTAAGTGTGGTATTAATGGATACTTGAACAATATTATCTGATGTTGTAAGTAATCCATTAACTGTTGTAGATAATCCAAAGCCAGCTAAACTAGAAGCACTTGCTGCAGACATACCAGCACCAAACGTGATTGTACCCCAAACACCGTTTGCTGATGAGTTATCTGTTAAATAGAAATATTGTGATATACCAGCATTAACTGTTGTTGAATTACCACCACCAAAATTAGTAACAGTAAATGCAACATTACCAGTATTACGAATAAGTACATCAGTTCCAACTGTACCTTGATCTGCTTCTGGGAGAGCTAATGATAAAGAACTAGCATTAGCAGAACAATCCATAATACGCGCAATTGCAGTTTCACCTAATTCGGCATTAGCAATCGATGGCCAATAGAGTGGAGTATTAACTGAAAAACTTAGCGCTTCGTATGAAACGTCTGTTGGTTGAACAACGGTTCCAGTAAATGGTGAGGTATAGATAGGTGTGGTCATGTTTAAGGCTCTTGAATAGATGTGTTACGATCAATACGACGTGCATTATCTTCTTTCTTAAGCGCAGCTAATGAGTCGTCATAATATTGTTTCCAAATAGGTAATTTATCAAGTGCTTTCAAATAACCTTGCGCTTGCAATAAAGTACCAAATAACATCGCTTGAGGACACTCGCGAGTAAATAAATTTTGCTGATTAGATGAATCTAATGGTTGAATTAAACTATAATAAGTAATTTCAACTGGATAGGATTGATCTGGATATGGTGCAAAAGCCCAATTATTATAATCATAATCAGCGTAATAAATAGGTTGACCACTAGAAGATTCATTTTGATATTGAGCTACATAATCTTGTGAGCGCAGTAAGATAGGTTGGCCATTAACTTTCATTGAAATCGTTTTACGCCATCTTGCTGGTTTATTAAGCACCACTTGATTTGTAGCTAAATTTGTTTCAACAACAACAAGTTGCAAGAATGTTTTAAGTTCTGCAGCGATTGCAGATTCTGCTAATCCAATTAAGTTAGGAATTTGCGCTACGAATTGTGCATCGTCACGCTCCATGTAATTAATTACATCAGCAACTAAATTGTCATAGGTTTGTACGTATGCGCCGGTCATTATTTAGTATAGTAACTTATGTTAGGTTGGAAATAAATTGGAGACTTATCACGGTCTTCTTCTTCAGCTTCTTGACGTAATTGGAGAGCTTCTTTTTTCAAGTAAGCTACGCGATTCATATCAATACCAGGTAATTGTAAAGCTAATTTATGTGATAATTCAGCTTGAATATAAGGTACCCAACGATCAGGTAAATAAAGTTGATTAGTTAAACTACCTACGTCTTGAGGTTGCATTTCCAAAATCATTTGGAATGCTTGGTAGTTATTGTTAGGCACTGGCCATAGATACATTTGTGGATCAACCTGACGGTTAAACCAGAATTGTAATGATCTTTGGCTTGGGAATTGTTTATTAGGTAAATCAAAATAGTCAGTTCTATTTAAACGAGCCAATGGAATGACTTGTTGTGATTGTGCAAACTGAATAGCACGAAGTGAGAATGTAGAACTTGTATTACGATTCTTTAAACGATAGTAATAGAACTGTTGTGTTGCATTAATAGTAATGTAAGACCACTCATAATCGTTTAGTGTGACTTCTGGAAATGATTGCCAAGTTTCCCAATTAACGCCGTCATTACTTACTTGGAAATCTAAATCATAAGTTGTTGGACCATTAGGAGAATAGGCATTAAATCCTGCATAGAAAACACGTGTTTGGTTTGAGTAAGCGGCACCAAACCAGTTTTCTGATAGTGTGGATGTTGCATGTTGACTTAAACTTGCATTACCATTTTGATCAAATAAACTAGGTGCTCCTGTATTATCAGAAGGAAGTGCCTGAGAGATGGTTGGATTAACAATGTAGATCCAATTTGCCTCGAGTACATCGACGCAATTTTTTGGCATGTTTAAATATTGTTGATTGGTTTGTGCACCAAGAACAACAATCTGTTGCAACCAAATGTTAACACCACGGTTAACAGAGTTTTGTAGGATGTAAAATAACGCCTGTTTACCAGCGTTGACATATTCAGGCGTCATTTCTTCTGCCTGTTTGCCAGCATCACGATAAGCGTAAGATATCAGTTGGTCAACTGTTATCTTAGTTTGATCATAGGTACCTGAGTACGCCAAGATTATCTCCCGCGACCAGCAGCTTTACGCATAGGCTTACTAGCAAAGGATCGACCTTTATCAGCCTTGGCAAACTCCTTACCTACTTTTTGTGGAATCCCTACTTTTTTTGCAAAAACTGGAGAGTGTGCTACACCCTCCATGAGATTATGTTGTGCTTTTGATTTACTTGGCATTCTTAGTCTCCAGTGTGTGAAAACATGCCACGTTTAGTCATGTTTGCAATAGTTGCATCAATTTGCTCTTTTGTATATGGGCTAGTTGCAGGAGTGTTAGTCTGCATGTTTTGATAACTTTGCGGATTATTCATCGTCGCAGTATTTGGATTTCTGTTATCATAAATAGGAGGCTGTCCTCTATATACAGGTTGAGTATATTGATTTTGCATCTTTTGTATTTGTTGCATGTACTGATTTTTTAATTGCAATGCTCC